TTATCACAGGTCTTGCCTATGCAAGCACCCTCGTAGGTGACAAGGGAACGGCTAACTTTTTGGCTAAGGCTTCGGAAGAACTTCCAGAGATTGTAGAAGAAGTTCAGGCAGAAGTGGCTAAGAAAAAAGCCCCTGCTAAGAAAGTGGCTCCTGCTAAGAAAGCGGCTTCAAAGGCTGGCAAGTAATGCCCGCTGATGACATTGTTACTCCTGACAGTTTTGAGTACGGTAGCAACAACAAAGTTAACCCTGAAAAGGTAACAACAACTGCCAAAAAATATGGTGGGTCTAACAGTTTTGAGTACACCAACAACAAAGTTAACCCTGAAACGGTAGCAACAACTACCCAGCAATATGGTGGGTCTACTACTTTTGCACTAACAGGTGAGACTGCTTCATCAGGTACTTCTGTATCACTTGGTGGCTATGAAGATCGTGTTCCTGTGGATGATTTTGGTGTAAGCGATGTTACTCGTTATATGCACACTCCAGAACACCACGCCGCTTTGACAGGTCGCCCACATAGAGCACTTGGCACTTGGGTTGACGAAGACGAGGAAGGAAATCCACAAGTTTTCCTAGATGTTTCCAGAGTGTTTCCAGACACCCCTCAAGGAAACAAGCAAGCCCGTGGTGCTACTGTTGGTGGAAATCAAATGGGTAATTTCAATCTTAATACATTCACTACTGAATATAACCCACTACACCCCGATGTACTAAAGCGTGCAGGTGGCAATGTGGAACTACAACCAGGTGAGGCAGAACGGTATACTACTTCTGACGCACCTATTGGTGATGAAGTAGTATTTGGAAACACAACAGAACGACAAACTTTTTCTCGTGGTCGTGGCAAGAAAAAGGCAGTGGTACCAGCAGGTCAAGGAAACTTTATTTTTCTTGGAACTGGTAGTCAATTGCAACCACCACCAAAGAAAAAGTAGTAAGGTCTAACTTATGGCAATGGACTTTTGGTCCCCATCTTATAGAGCGGCATCTAGTGACCTTACAGTTGCTATTTCTCCTCTCGGCTTGGTGGAACTCGCAGACGAAGAATTTGAGGTTCATGGCCCACGCCTGAACCGTTACTCTGCGGCATGGGCTTGGTACCTTGGTCACCACTGGTCATATCGCCGTGAAATGGGTGAGTCTCAGTTCTACATGAACTATGTCCGTGTAATGTCAGATTACATCACCAACTTCTGCTTTGGTAAGGGTATTCAATTCCGTTGTCCTGAACAAAATGCCGCAATTATTCCCCACCTATTGGCTCAAGTATGGGAAAACCATAACTCAAAGCATTATGTTCTTTGGGAAATGGGACAACTTGCATCTGTAACAGGTGACTGCTTTGTCAAGGTTGCTTATGAAGAACCGTATGTGGACTCAGTAGGTGTTCCCATTGAAGGTCGCATCCGCATTATTCCGTTGAACCCAGCGCACTGTTTCCCTGAGTATCACCCACATGACCGTGATCGTTTGCTTCGCTTTAAACTTAAATACCGTTTCTGGGGTACCTCTCCTGAAGGAACTCGTCAGGTATATACCTTTACCGAAATTCTTTCTGACGACATGATTCAACAGTTCATCAATGATGAGTTGATTGACCAGTACCCAAATGCACTTGGGCAGATTCCTGTTGTACACATTCCAAATACTTCTATCTCATCATCTCCTTGGGGTCAGTCGGACATCTGGGACATCATCCCACTGAACCGTGAACTCAATGAAAAAATGGTTGAAGTTTCTGACATCATCAACTACCATGCCGCTCCTGTAACCATTATCACTGGTGCTAAGGCTTCTCAATTAGAGCGTGGACCTAAGAAGGTGTGGGCAGGTCTTCCTAAAGATGCCAGCGTTTTCAACCTTGAGTCTCGTGGTGAGATGTCTGGTGCGTTGGAATACATCCAGGTACTCAAGCGCACCATGCATGAAATGACTGGTGTTCCTGAGACCGCACTTGGTCAAATGCAACCTATTTCTAACACATCAGGTGTTGCTTTGGCTATTCAATATCAGCCAATGATGAACCGTTTCATGATGAAAAAGGTCCACTTTACTAAGGGTCTTGAGCGTGTTAACGAGATTGTTATCCGTACAGCGGCTGTGTTTGAACCACAGATGCTTCAGTACAACCCAAGCAAATCGGCTATGCCTGAGCGTGACCAAGCAACTCAACTAGACCCTGCTGACCCACTTACTTATAAGACAACAGTCCACTGGCCTGAGCCATTGCCTGTTGACCAACTTATTAAACTCAATGAGGTTCAAGCAAAGATGGCACTTGGTTTGGAATCCAAGCGTGGTGCCTTGCGTATTCTGGGCGAAGAATTCCCGAACGAAAAGATGGACGAAATCTTTGAGGAATTACAAGATGACGCTATGGATCAAGGCGCTCTTGACATGCTAAATGCTCAAATCCAGATGGCAGTAATGCTTGCCACTGGTATGGTTCCAGGACCTGACGGTCCTGAAATGACCTCGGCTGGAGGTGCTAATGTATCTTCAGCAGGAGGCTCTCCTGATGGGGGACCAATGCCTGGTCCAGTCATTACCCCCCAAGAAGAGCAGATGGTAAATCAACTTGTATCAAAGGCATACGGAGCAAGGTTCGCCCAGCGCCGTGTACCTGACGAAGAATAAATAGTCACATTAATTAAGACCCTAAAAGCCAAACTAACAAAGTAGGTAAAACTCATGGCAAAGAACAATGGTCCCGAAGGGGACATTATTTCCGTCCCAATGGATGCTCCCATGGTGGAGCAGTTTGTAGAAGACGCAATGTCTAAAACAAATGGAAAAGTATTTTCTGAAGATGATGTTGAAAACATCCGTAAGCAGGAAAAAGACAAGATGTACAAGCGTCTTGAAGAGGCTGACACCCGTGTGAAAAGCATGGAAGAGCAGATGTCTATTATTTCAGCCGAGCGTGAAGCCGCCCGCAAAGAAGCCGAAGAGCGTGCTAACAAAGAGGCAGAAATCATCCGTCAGCGTGAAATTGACGAACTTAGTGCTAAAGAACTCCTTCTAAAGAAAGAAGATGAATTCAACCAGCGCATTAACTCTGTTGAGGCAGAGTGGCAGGAACGCCTTAACGCTATTGAAGCACAGCGCCAAGCACAGGAAGCACTCCTTGATAAAGAGCGCCAAATGCAGGCTTTGATCCACTATCGCAACAACAGACTCCAAGCAGAGCAGGAAGCCATCATTCCTGAACTTATTGACTTGGTGTCAGGAAACAGCGAGGAAGAGATTGAACAATCAATTGCTGTACTTCGTGAGCGTTCATCTGCTATTATTGAATCAATCCAACAAGCGACTGCGCAACAGCAAGGTCGTTTGCGGGGGGCGCCAGTAACGGCTCCTCCTGTTGGGCCAATGGAAACTCAGACGGAATACCAACAGTTAAATGCGGATGACATCCGCAATATGTCAATGGACCAGTATTCAAAAATGCGGGACAGGCTCCTAAATGCACGGTCTTCACGAGGCCGTTTCTAAAAACCCATACAAACCCCTATCCACGGAGGATAATAAATCATGGCCCTTCCAGGTCCCGCAGGTGGTGCAGTAACAACGGCAGGTGCAACAAGTGCAACTGGCTATACCGTTGGAGGCACCGCTCTCTCCCCAGCAATCCAGACTATCTGGTCAAAAGAAATCCTTTTCCAGGCGATGCCAGTGCTTCGCTTTGAGCAGTTTGCCGTCAAGAAGACGGAACTGGGCGTTATGCCAGGTCTCACCATTAACTTCATGCGTTACAACAACCTTGCAACTGACGAATCAGCAGGCGCAGAGTTGACAGAAGGTACCCGTATGGAGCCAGTGGCTTTGTCCGCTAGTCAAATCCAGATCACCGTTAAGGAACAGGGTAAGGCAGTTTCGGTTACCGAACTTCTTCTCAACGCTTCGTTTGACGATGTCATGGCATCATCTTCTCGCCTTCTTGGTCGTCACATGGCACAGTCTATGGACATCCAGGCTCGCAACACTCTTTACCAGGCTGGTGTTCCTTTTGGTGGCGGTTCTGCCGTTGCACCATCAGTTGTCTTCGGACGCACTGCTCCTTCTACTCGTGGTCCTCGTGCTCCTTATGAGTACGCTGCCGCTGGTAACTCAGGTGCTCCTGGCTACATGTCACCTGCAACCGTTAAGGACGCAGTTGAAATCTTGGCTAACCAGAACATCCCACGCCTTGGTGACACCTATGTGTGCTTCGTACACCCATCACAAAGCCGTTCAATCCGTGACTGGCCAGAATTCATTGAAGTAACGAAGTATGCCGCTCCAGGTAACTTCATGCTTGGTGAAATTGGTCGCTTGTACGATGTGGTCTTCATTGAAACCACTCAGGTCAAGTCAGGTCTCGGCAAGGTTGACTCCAACCCAGCAACGAGCCAGCAGGACGCAGTTCTTAGCAACTCGTACTCATCCATCATGATCGGTGATAACGCCTTCGGACAAGCCATTGCATTGCCAGTGGAACTCCGTGACGGTGGAGTCATTGACTTTGGTCGTGAGCACGGTTTGTCTTGGTACGCAATCTGGGGCTTTGGTGTAATCACACACGAATCTCGTGTTATCATCAACACCCTCGGTGGCGCTGTACCTGTTGCCTAGTCCACTACTATAACTTCCTAGTGGGGGAACGGCGAAAGCCTAGTACCCCACTTTAAGTTGTTTTTTTAATCACTACCAAAAGGAGTAGCCATGGCTACAAAGAAAACAAATGTTACAACCACAGACAACATCTTCTCAGAGCCAGAAGAAACAACCACAGAGGTTGTAGAGACAGAAGTACCTGCAAAGGCTTCTGTTATCGCTCCTGGCGCACCTGAGTCCAAGAAAGGCCGTGTTAAGGGCACTTGGAAGATGTACTGGGGTCAAGAAACTTTTGATTTTGAAGATGGGAAGACATACACACTTCCTACAGGTCTTTATGACCACCTCAAAAACCACGGGAACATCTACGACACTCTTTAAGGAATAAATGTCTGGCTTTACAATTCCAAATACGCCTGATTCTTTCAATCAAAATCAGGCAGAGCCAGACTCCCTAGATTTCCAAATCTTAGGAAACCAAAGAAGTGGTGTTATTAGTGGCTGTGCCGTTAGTACAAATGCAACTGCTCAAAAAGTAACAGTTGCCGCTGGTGAGGTACTCATTAATGGTGCGTACTATCCCTACGCTGGTGGAGTAGTTGATCTAACTGCTTATTCATCACTTGCTTTTTTTGACATCATACATGCCCGTGTATCAGGGTCAACCGTTACATGCTACGCAGTCGCCCCTGCAACTGGTAGCACAAACCCACGCTTTCCAGCATCTGGTTCTGGTGCAAACCAAGTAAACCTTGACTCCACAGATGTTGTGTTGGCATCTGTATACCGTGTAGACAACGGTGTAGTAGACGCAGGAGCCATTATTGACAAGCGTGTATTTGTTCGTTCTACTACGAACCGTACTCTTGGTGACACCGTTTCTGCTAACAGAGGATCTGCTGGTGACACCTATGTCA